CTCAGGTCGATGATCCTTCTACGCCATCATCTTTAAAATATAAAAGAGGTAAAGGCCATTTAATGGCTACAATAAAGCAAATGAAAAGTGGCAAACCAATGCCTCCAATTCAAAAAGAAGAGACAACTATGAAATCCTTTCAAACATTTAGAGTAGAACTTTTAGAAAAAACTCTCACTCCCGCCGAAATGAAAAAGCGTGAAGAGGTTGCTAAAGCAATCGAGCGTGAAAATCCTGAAATGCCAATGGCTAAAAAAATGGCTATTGCTACAGCTACAGCTAAAAAAGTTGCTGAAGAGAATATTGAAGAGATGCATTATTGCGCAAAGCACGTTTATTCTGATGTATTTGGAGAGGGATTGGTTGTTGAAGGAGATCACGCTGATCCGGCAGAAGATGGTTCTATCGAGTGGTATAATGTAAAGTTTGATCACGGCGTTGAGCAAGTATATACTGAAGATGTTAAAGTTATGTTTGCAGAATATCATATGAATCACAAGCGCAAGAAAAAAATGGGAGAGAATTCTTCAAAGGAAGTTGAAGAAGAATTAGTTGGAAATCAACATAAAATTGATGCAAACAAAAACAATAAAATTGATGCTCACGATTTCAAACTTTTAAGAAAAATTAAAAAAAATAGGATGAAATAATGGCTGAAGTAACCATACTTAAAAAAACTCCTCGCCAAGCAGTTGTACAAGCTGTAGGTGTAGGAGATTTTTGGTGCAATCTGTCATTGCTATTATCTACAGTAAGAGCCAACTCTGCTGCTAATGGAGCAGTGCTTCAGACGTTAGATATTCCTAATGCAGAATGTACCATTACTGGTATAATTTATTCCACCGGTGGTCAAGCTTTAATAAAAAGAAATAGTGCTAATGTTTTTATTATTGGAACCGCAGGAGATGGAGATGTTGGATTTGCAGAGAAAACAGGGTTTAGTTTAAATCAAAGTGCTAATGCTAATATCTGCATTACACTTTCAGCAGCAAGTACTGTTATTCTAGGATTAACTAAAGGTCCTGGGTTTAATGAACCTGATTTACAAAACCTTCACGTCTGGGAAAGACCATGAAGCTAATTACAGAAGTTTCTCATCAGCTCAAATACTTGGATGAAAATTCCGAATCAGGTGATAAGAGCCTTTACATTGAAGGTATCTTTATGCAGGCTGATAAAGAGAATAAAAACGGAAGACTTTATCCAAAGAGTGTGATAGAAAAAGAAGTAGACAGATATCAAGAGCTTATCAAAGAGAAAAGATCTTTAGGTGAGCTTGGACATCCTCCTACTCCTTCCGTTAATTTAAATAACGTTTCTCACCTGATCACTGAACTTAAAATGGAAGGTTCAGATGTTTACGGTAAAGCTAAGATACTTAGCACTCCAACGGGTAAAATTGCTGAGAGTCTTATTAAAGAAGGAATCACTGTTGGAGTGTCATCACGTGGCCTTGGTTCATTGAAAGAAAAAGATGGCGTTAATGAAGTGCAAGACGATTTTCATTTAGCTACAATTGATATAGTTTCTGATCCTAGTGCCCCAAATGCGTTTGTACAAGGCATTATGGAAAATGCAGAGTGGGTTTTGGAAAATGGTGTTTGGAAAACTACGCAAATAGAAAAAGCGCAGGAATTTATAAAAAAAGCATCTAAAAACCAGTTAGAAGAAAGAATTCTTCACGTTTTCAAATCATACTTAACAACAATCAAGTAATTAATTTTTATAAATAACATAGTAAAACAAACTCTTAGGAGATAAGGATGTCAGTCGAATCTAAAGTTAAAGAGCTGCTTGAGAGCAGAAAAGCTCAAAAACAGTTATCTGAAGAAGGCACGCAGGATCTTTCTGCTGCTGGTATGGCTGACACCGGCGCAAAAGCTTCCATGAATGCTAAGAAGGATACTTCTAAGTCTGGACAAGCCGCTACCGCCGGTGACACAACCCAGCCGATGCAAGGTTCTTCCCAAAAAGCTACTTTCACAGACAAAGATGAAGATGATGTGAATCTAGGCGCAAAAGCAGCTGCTCCTATTTCCAAAGATTCCTCACTTCCCACCTCTAAAGGTGATGCTAAAACTGTTAAGACTGCAGCTATGGAAGAAGTAAAAACTGAAGAAGCAGAAACTATTGCTGAAGTAGATCTTAAGACTGAAATGGCTTCCATTTTTGGTGAAGACGTTTCGGAAGAATTTAAAACAAAAGCAACTTCTATTTTTGAAGCAGCAGTTATTGCTAGAGTCAATTCAGAAATGGAAAAAGTTGTTGAGAGATTAGAAGAGCAGACTGCAGAGCAACTTATTGAGTATAAGGATGATTTGGTTGAAAAGGTCGATTCTTATTTGAATTATGTAGTTAAGCAGTGGATGGAAGAGAACCAGCTTGCTATCGAAAGTGGTCTTAGAAATGAAATCACTGAAGAGTTTATGTCTGGCCTCCAAAAGCTCTTTAAAGAAAACTACATTGAAATTCCTGAAGAAAAATATGACGTCATTGAAGATATGGACTCCAGGATCACTACGCTTGAGTCTGAGCTTGACAAATCTATCAATGAAAATATTGCTATTGCAAAAGAATACACTGAGCTCAAAAAACAAATTATTTTTGAAGAGTCAACAAAAGATTTAGCATCTACTGAAGTTGAAAAACTTAAGAAACTTGTCGAGGGAGTCGATTATGAATCTGATGACCTTTACAAAGAGAAGTTGTCTGTAATTAAGGAAAATTATTTTCCCAAGGTTGCAAAGACATCTCCGGAAAAAACTCTAATCGAAGAGACAGGTACGGGGAAGCCTTTTGAAACCAACGACATTATGTCAAAATATGTCGAGGCAATTTCAAGAGCTAAAAAGAACCGTTAATAAGTATAACATCAACAAAAGGAGAAAGTAATGTTTCTTTCAGAACAAACTCAGGAGAAATGGTCGTCGGTACTGAACCACCCCGATCTTCCCGAGATTAAAGATACCTACAGAAAAACAGTTACGGCTGTTTTGCTGGAGAACCAAGAGAAGGCGCTTCGCGAAGAGCGTCAAATGCTGTCCGAGTTGGCTCCTGCCAACAGCATCGGCGATGGCAGCACTGGTATTGACAAATATGATCCGATTCTTATTGGTCTAGTTCGTCGTGCAATGCCAAACCTAATGGCTTATGACATTTGCGGTGTTCAGCCTATGTCTGGTCCTACTGGCCTGATTTTCGCAATGCGTTCGCTCTATGGCAACGTTCGTACGCCTGAAACCGCAATTACGGAAGCCCTCTATAACGAAGCAAATACTAACTTCTCGGCTGCTTCTTACTTTGGCGCTGGAGTTGGCCAGCAAAATGCTGTTAGTCCTGCACACGCTGGTTCTAACCCTGTTTCTGGCACATACACCACAGCTACTGGAATGACTACAGCTGCTGCTGAAGCTCTTGGTGATGCTACTAACAATGAATTTGGTCAGATGTCTTTCTCGATTGACAAGACAACTGTTACTGCTAAGTCCCGTGCTCTGAAAGCTGAGTACACTCTTGAGCTTGCTCAAGACCTTAAGGCAGTTCACGGTCTGGATGCTGAGTCCGAGCTCTCCAACATCCTCTCTCAAGAGATCATGTTTGAGATTAACCGCGAAGTTGTTCGTACGATTTACAGAGTTGCTAAGGCTGGTTCCCCTGCTACTGCAACAGCAGGTACATTTAACCTTGACGTTGATTCCAACGGCCGTTGGTCGGTTGAGCGCTTCAAGGGTCTCTTGTTTAACATCGAGCGTGATGCTAACCATATTGGTCAAGATACACGGCGTGGTAAGGGTAACTTTATCGTTTGTTCTGCAGACGTTGCTTCTGCTCTGGCAATGGCTGGTGTTCTGGATTACTCCCCAGCACTCTCCACAAACCTAAACGTTGATGACACTGGCAATACTTTTGCTGGCGTTCTAAATGGCCGCTTCCGCGTTTATGTTGATCCGTATTCGGCAAACCTCGGTGCAGCTAGCCAGTTCTACATGGTTGGTTACAAGGGTACGAGCCCGTATGACGCAGGTATTTTCTACTGCCCATACATTCCTCTCCAGATGGTTCGTGCAGTTGATCCTAACAGCTTCCAGCCAAAGATTGGCTTCAAGACTCGTTACGGCATGATTGCTAACCCATATGTCACCCAGTCTAACGGTACGGTTGACGCAGATACTTTTACTGCTAACCGCAACCAGTACTATCGTAGAACTGCAGTTACAAACCTGATGTAATCAAACCGACGTAGATCGGTACTTAAGAGGGAGCATTTAGCTCCCTCTTTTTTTGTCATAAATATGTGAAAGGAGTTGACTTTCATGGCATTTACACCTAATGTATCAAGTATTCTAAGTTCAGTTAATACGCCTGTAACGGTATATAACTACTTAAGACCTAATGCTTTTAAGTTTACTATTAGCGATCTACCAAACGTTGCTTATACTTGTCAATCTGCAAACATTCCAGCTGTACAGCTTGGTTTTGCCACTCAACCTACACCCTTTATTGACATCCCCACTATTGGAGATAAATTAACCTATTCTGAATTTAGTATCCGTTTTCTTATTGCAGAGGATATGGTAAACTATAGAGAATTGTTGGAGTGGATTGTGGCTCTAGGATTTCCTGAAAATTATGAAGAGTATCCAGCGTTTGTAGGTGATAGGTTAGGTAGATTTCCGTTTTATAAAAATTCTCAAGGCAACACAGATGCGTTGGCTTATTCCGACGGAACTCTTACAATATTAGATTCTGTAAACAATCCTAAGATAAACATTTTCTTTAAAGGTTTATTTCCAACAAGCGTAGAAGCATTAGATTATGATATCACAAGTTCGTCGGTTGATTACTTAGTAGGAGTGGCTTCATTCAAGTATAAGATGTTTGAAATTGAGGCTTTATGATTAATTTTATGGAGTTATTATGGCAAAAACAACAACAAGGCAAATTACACTTAATATAGATGAAGTTCGTAAATCAAGATTCTTTGTAGCAACTCCGTGTTATGGTGGTCAACTAACAGAACCTTATTTTAGATCAGCTGTTAAACTAATG